AGAAGAGTATGATCATCGTGTTATTGAAGACTGTAAGATTCAGCGACTCCTATGGATGAAGTTGTGTACAGAATTTGGTGAGATGTATAAGGTCAAGACTCAGAAAGATGTGTATGAGCACTTTGCATTCAAATATATTCAGTTTAAGTCTAAACAACTTTCTGAGCAGATGAAGAATAAGTGGAAGTTTAACGTCGAAGCTTGTCAAGAATTATTCGATGAGTTAGAAGCTGAGATTGCAGATCGTACAGAGAAGCTTAAATCTGTAATGCCACAAGTACCTAAGTATGCTAAACGTAAGCCACCAGCTAAACCTTACAAGGCTAATGGAGAATTGTCAGCTACAGGTGAGAAGTGGAAAAAACTTTGTGAAACTTATGGGTACGACTTTAAAACGTATAAAGGTGAAATCCAAGAACTGACTAAGTATGAGGAGCCAAACCCTGCATCTTCAGCTCAAGTGAAAGCTTGGTTGTCGAGTTTAGGTTGGGAGCCAATGACATTTGAGTACAAACGTGAAGCTGATGGTAAGACTCGTGCTATCCCTCAAGTTAACAAAAAGAACTCAGGTGGATTGGTATGTGAATCTGTATCTATGTTAGCTGAGGAAGTTGAGGAAGTATCAGCTCTCGAAGGTCTTGGTATTGTAAAGCATCGTTTTGGTATGGCTAAAGGTTGGTTGGAAAACCATGAAGATGGTTATCTGATTGCACAAGCTGGAGGATTTACAAACACGTTACGACTTAAACATCGTCAACTTGTGAATATGCCTTCTGGTCGTGTACCTTATGGGATGCGATTACGTGGATTACTTCAAGCTCGTGAAGGTTGTGTATTGACAGGGGCCGACTTAAGTTCTCTTGAGAACCGTTGGAAATTCCACCATCAATATCCACTTGACCCTGAGTATGTAGAAGCTCAGATGTCAGATGACTTTGACCCTCACTTGGCACTGGCTGTAATGGCTGGCTTGTTGACGGCAGATGATGAGAACTTCTATAAGCTTTTTGAAAGTGGATATACGATCCCAGATTCGTGTTACACTGATGAACTTAAAGCTCGAATCAAGAAAGCTGAAGGTGATGAGGAGTGGAAACATTCTGAGATTAAGCGTATCGCTAAGATTCGTGGTATTGGTAAGAATGGTAACTATGCCTTGCAATATGGCTCTGGTGTTGAAACGTTGGCTCGTACAGCGAAGATTACCAAGAAACAAGCAACCAAGTTGAAAGACGGTTATGACAGACTGAACTGGACGATTCCTGTAATCGCTAAAGCTCAACGTGTGAAGGACTTTAAACATGGCAGATTCTTATTCAATAAAGAGAATAAAATCTGGTATCCATTAAAAGCTGAAAAAGATAGATTCTCTACCTTGATTCAGGGTAGTGGTTCGTATACACTAGACCTATGGATCATGAAGTTCTTCCAGATTCGTAAGAAAGCTATTGCTTCGGGCCGTATCAAGTTTGCTAAGCTTCTAGGTACTTTCCACGATGAATTGATTTTAGAGCATTTGGAAGAGGATTCAGAAGAAGTTAAGAAGATGTTGCAAGAGGCTATTGCACTTGTTAACAAATCTTTGAAATTATCTGTTGACTTAACTTGTGATATCAAGCAAGGTAAGGATTACTCTGAAATTCACTAAGATGGAAAATATTTATGAAAAATTTACAATTACTTGTTGACATTGCTGAAAGTTCTGGTAATATAGCTGACATAGAAAGTGATGTGGGGTTTAAATTCCCACAGTCAACTAGTTTACCTAAACTCGAAGTTGTTACATTAGAGAAAAGGTTTGCAGAACATTGGTCGGATAGCTATAAGGCTCCAACCATACGTTACGAGTAAATTTATACAGGTGGTTTTATGCTTTACGAATTGGTTTTAGTTGTGTTTATGTTGAACGGTTCTGAAGATAGAACTACCTTAGCAAGAAATTATCAAGATTACTCTTGCATTGATTCAAGAGATGTTGTAAGATCACAGCTTGATTATTACAACAACCTTGAGACTAAGGGTGATGTTGAATTTGTAGATGTTGAGTGCGTAGCTCAAAAAGATTTTATTTAGTTGTTCCTTAGAGGAGAAATATATGGCTGGTTTTAAAATGCGTGGTGGTACAGGTAACGGTGGTGCTAACAACGGACCTAAAGTTGACTATGCAGCGATTAATGCTCAAGTTGAAGAAGGTTCACATGGCGCTCGTATCGTACACTTGATTGACTTGGGTGATCACCAAGACTCAGTTAAGCTTGGCGATAAAGGTTACACCGGCTTCCTAAGCGAAGAAGATGCCGAACTCTTCATTGAAGAGATGGTTGAAAAGCACGGTGAAAAGCATTCAGCACTTAAAGATGGTTTACCTGAAGTTGAAGAAGCAGATGATTCTGATTTTGATCCAGAGAAAACCAAAACATTAAAACGTACTGGTAAGGGTGACAAAGCTCGTTGGATCGAAACTGATACACCTCCAGAGTATGTTGTAAACATTAATGAGTATGGTGGATTTAAGAAAGATGGTACGCCTCTTCTTTATCAAGAAATCGCTTTAATGGCAGACTGTACTGAAATGGTCATTGACTACGGTGAAGACATTGGTGAGAAGCCGTATCGTACACTGTTGAACAAAACTTGGATGGGTGATGTACAAGGCTTCCAATTGAAGAAAGTACCTCCAACTAAGAAGGGTGGTGCATGGACTATCAAGGGTAATACAAAATTAGCTGAGATCGTAACAGCTTGTGGTCATAAAGACTTACTTGATGTTGATCTTGAAGAAGCAGATTTTTCATTGATTGTTGGTGAAGCATTTAACCTTTCAATTGAGAAGAGTGGTGAGAATGATCAGTATGTGAATATTGGTAAGGCTATTCCTCTCAAGAAGAAGAAAGGTGAACTTGAAGAAGTTGATGAACTTTGGGATGAACCATTGATTATCACATTCGAAGATGCAACTGCTGATCTCCTTGAACAAGCTCATGTGCGTTATGATGTAATCAAAAAGATCAAAGCTGCTGCGAACTATGAAGGTTCACAAATGCAAGAAGCTGTTGAAGAGTACGAAGCTCGTAATAAAGCTAAGTTCAAAGCAAAAGCTCAAGAGTCTGATGATGCTGTAGCTGATGAAGACGATGAAGATGAGGATGAGAAGACTACTCGTAAGGTTACTAAAGAAACTAAACCTAAAGCGACAGCTTCTAAGACTAAAGCTAAGGCAAAACCAAAGCCTAAGAAAGTTGAAGAAGATGATGACGAAGATGAAGGTGATGTTGGTAACGATGATGGTGATGACTCTGAATCTGATGCTGATTGGGATTAATAAGTAAATGGAAGCAAACGTTAATATATCATCTAATGAATTGAAACGTTTGTTCCACAAAGCTGTAAAGAATGGTGGTTTCTCGGAGAGAATTATCTCTGAGACAATCACCAAACTTTTAGATAGGGTAGAAAAAGACTACCCTCATCTTCTCAAAGGTATTTATCAGAACGCACACAGAAAATACCAATTGAGTTTAGCTCTCGGACTCAAACGTCAAAGAGAACAAAATATGAAACGTATTTACGGAGGTAATGATGAGTCAACACATTAATGAATTAGCAACTGAAATCGAAGCAAAGCGTGGCGCTGGTCGTCCGACAGTAGATAATGAAACAATCCTTAATGAACTTCTTGCGAAGCCTGAATCGCGTCAGAAACTTAAAGATCAATTTCGTTACTTAGCAAATGAGAAAAAAGCAATCAATGCTAAGAATGATATCTTTAAAGAAGATGTGAAAGCAACGAAAGAAGTTTTTGGTTTATCTTCAGGATTCATTACTAAAACAGTTGATGCACTTGTACGTAATGATGTAAATAAGAAAATGACTGAAGCTAATCAATTGTCTGACTTACTGTCAATCTTCAAAGATGATGAAGATGAAGACAATTACGATGATGAAGATGATTTTGGAGATGAAGGTGATGGCGAAGATTGATGTCGATTTAAAATTCGGCAAACGATCTTTGTGTAAGGTACTTGATGGCGGTGATGGTCACAAGTACCTTATTCCTTTTGAGGAGTATGAAGATGTAAATGCCCAATTTAATAGCATCCTAGATGCACAAGAAGATGACATGTGGGATAAACTTGAAAACTTATTAGATTGCCAGTACGAACGATTGGAAGGTCAGGAGATATTAGTAATTCTACAATCGGAGGTAGTTGGTGACATTTAAAATGAGTAAGCGTGGTGTGCCACAGTATTATGCACACGAAATTGATTTCCCAGTTTATAAGAAACGTGAAAAAGTCCTTTTAATTGATGCCGACATCTTGGCATTTAAAGTATCCTCAGTATGTGAAACACGATTCCGATTCACCCGTAAGGATGATGAAGATGAAGTTTATCTTGCAAAATCAATCAAAGAGTTCCAAGGATTCCTTGAAGACGAGGGTTCTCGTATTGCTCGTAAGAT